CGAGGCGTTTGGCTGCCTCTTTCTGGGTGAGGGCCTCAGTCATTCGACCGGAACCGGAAGCGAAGGTTTGAAATCCAAATCTGTGGTTTGGTACGACGAACCACAGATTTGGATTTCAAACCTTCGCTTCCGGTTCCGGTCGAATGACTGAGGCCCTCACCCAGAAAGAGGCAGCCAAACGCCTCGAATGCGGTGTCGCCACCCTCAGACGGCACACAACTTCCTCTCTTGTAAGGCGAAATGACGACGACACTTATCCGTGGCCGGAGATTCTGGACGACTGGAAGAAGAACGTCCTCCCCCAGGAAAGCCTCACCCAGATCGAGGCTGCCACACGGCTGGGGCTGACTGAGCGCAGGGTGCGCTCACTGAGCTCAGGTGGGGTCCTCTCCAGGAACCCGGACGGATCCTACCCCTACCCGAAGGTCCAGGCGGAGCACGGTGCCTTCATCCGAGAGGCGGAGGAGAGGTCATCGAACGGCGATGGAGATGGCCAGATCAGCTTCTTCCAGGAGCGGGCCCGGTTGACCAAAGAGAAGGCCGACGCCCAGGAGATGGAGAACGCAATTCACCGCGGGGAGCTGGTGGCGATCGAGGACGTGGACCGAATGGTGCGTCGGTCTCTGGAGCGTGTGAGCACCATCACGAAGGAGCTACCAACCAGGTATGGGCCGATCCTGGCCCAGGAGACGGGGATGACGGTGGCGAAGGCGAAGAAGATCATGGGAGAGATCAGTGAGTCCATCCGCGGTGAGCTCAGAGACCTTGCAGCCTGAAGTCTGGGTTTCCCGCCCCGAGGTCCTTTCGACCTGGGAGAATCGGGAAAGGCAGATCTTCCAGGAGGTATTTCGGCCGGCGCCGGTCCTCACGCCGAGCGAGTGGGCGGCCCGGTATCGGGTCGTGTCTCAGGGGCCCCAGGCGGGACTCCAATGGGACAACTCAAAGACGCCCTACCTGGTTGAGATAATGGACTTCGTCGGGGACCCATGGGTTCGCCGCGGCGTCGTTCGGAAGTCCGCCAGGGTTGGGTACACGGAAGGTGTGATCGGAAACCTGATTGGGTACACCATCGACCAAGATCCCTGCAACATCGCCGTCCTGCAGCCATCAGACAAAGAGGCTGAGTCCTACTCCAAGGAGCAGATCAGCCCCATGATCGAGCACAACCCTCGGCTGAAGGCCCGGGTGGGCCAGCTTAACACCCGCCGCTCTGATTCCACGATGACCTACAAGGAGTTCCCTGGTGGGTACCTCCTCCTCCTGGGATCCGCCTCGGACAAGAACCTCCGGCGGCGGAGCATCCGGGTGGCGCTGGCGGATGAGATCGATGGGATGAAGGTGGAGGGGGCCGAGGGAGACCCGATCCTCCGCTTCCAAAAGAGAACCGACGACTACGAGGACGGCGTTCTCCTGATGGGGTCTACCCCCACGGTCTCCGGGGAAAGCCGAATCGACAGGGAGTTCGCTCGCTCGGACCAACGGTACTGGCATGTCCCCTGCCCTCACTGCGGGGACCTCCAGGTGCTCCGGTGGGGTGGGCCTGGGAAACCCTACGGGATGAAGTGGGACCGGGATGTCTACTGCAAGGGATGTGGGGTGGAGATCGATGACACGTCGAAACCATGCCCGGGCTGTGGCTCCGAGGAGACGGTCTCCAAACACCTTCCCGAGACGGCCTACTACCTCTGCCAGCACTGCGGGGAACGGATCGAGGAAGGCCAGAAGCCTGCCATGGTTCGGGCGGGGATGTGGATTCCGACCCAGCCGGATGCCAAACTCCCCGGGTGGCATATCGACGCGCTTGTCTCCCTCATGGTGGGAGCTCGCTGGCCGAAGATCGTGGAAGAATGGGTGGAGGCCCAGGATGACGTGGAGGACCTGAAGGTGTTCATGAACACCGTTCTGGGCGAGGCATGGGAAGACCGTGGCCAGAAGGTGGACGTAGGCACCCTTGAGTCCCGGGCCGAGGAGTACGTTGACCGGGAAGGGAAGGTTGTGGATGTGCCGGACGGGGTTGGCGTCCTCACGTCTTTCACCGACGTCCAGGGCTCTTGGTTGGAGATCTTGGTCCGGGGGTGGGGGGTTGGGGAGGAGTCTTGGGACATCTTCCACGAACGGATCTACGGGGACCCTGAGTCTGCCAGCACCTGGGCCCGCCTCGAGGCGATCCTCACCCAGGGGTTCAGGCACGTCAACGGCTCCACGCTCCGGATCCAGGCGTCCCTGATCGATGCCGGTGACATGACGGACACGGTCTACTCCTTCGTGAAACCTCGGGAGCGCCGGAAGATCTTCGCTTCCCTGGGGGACAAGACCGGCTCTCCAGACCACGTACCCCTCCGCCCCCCCACCCGGGCCAATGCCGCCGGGGTGCGGGTGTTCACCATTGGGACGTACAAGATGAAAGACCGTCTCTTCCGCTGGCTTCGCCATGAAAAACCCGGGCCCAGATACATCCATCTCCGAGCCGCCAATATGGATCGATGCAACGGGTTCGACGCTGAGTACTTCAAGCAGTTCGAGGCCGAGAAGAAGATTCCAAAGAAGGTGAAGGGTCGGAAGGGGATGCGGTGGACCTTCCACCAGACCCGGAAGAGGAACGAGTCGATCGACCTTCACGTCGGGAACATGGCGGCCCTTCTGGTCCTCGGCGCCAGCGTGCGGAACAACATGGAAGCCTGGGTGGAGTCCGCCCGTCGCCCCGTCGGGGGTCAGGAAGATAGTGAGAAGAAGCCAACTAAGCCCACCAAGGGAGAAGCCCGCCGTCGTCGGAGTGGCGGGTGGGCGTCTGGGTGGAAGTAAACCAACTCGAGGAGCGGGCCGTGATCCGAAATAAGGGTTTCTCTGTGAAGGACCTCACGCCACGCCAGGTTGAGGTGCTGATCATGATCGGGAAGGGAATGTCCTACAATGCAGCCGCCGCCAAGTTGAGAAACAAGGGTGCCGACGACGGCAGGAGAATCTCGTGGCGCACAGTAGAGACATACGCCATCCAGATCCGCGACCTGATGGACTGTCCGTTTTCTCCGACAAAGGCACTGATGATCTACTACCAGACCCACCGGGAAGAACTGGAGAACGCAGCATGACTACCCCGCTCACTGTCGCATCCGTCCTCCGCTCTGGCGGGGATTTCACCCCCGAGCACGTCCAGCAGCTCCGCCATGCCGTGGCTACCAACCTCCATCGCCCCCACCGGTTCGTCTGCTTGTCGGACATGAAAGTTCCTGGGATCGAGGTGATTCCGCTCACTCACAGCTGGCCGAAGTGGTTCTCGAAGATCGAACTCTTTCGGCCGGGCATCTTCGAGGGCCCGGTGGCCTACCTGGATCTGGACACATGGATCACCAATTCCTTGGACGACCTCTTAGCCTGGCGGGGCGAGTTCGCCATGCTTTCGGACTTCTATTCGCCAAAAGAGGCGGCTTCGGGGATGATGATGTGGACCCCCTCACCGGTGTCCGAGGCTGTCTACCCGGAGTTCCTGGCGGCCGATCCAGAGAGGGTGATGCGGCGGTTTGAGGGGGTTGGAGACCAAGGGTTCATCCGGAGTGTCGTTCCCGCCCCCGACCGCATCCAAAACCTCTTCCCCGGGAAGGTGGTCTCCTGGAAGGCTGACTGCGCCAAGAATGGGATTCCCCATTCGGCCTCCGTTGTCTGCTTCCACGGCCAACCCCGGCCATGGGTGATCCAGGATGAGACGGAAGTGGCCCACGCCACCAGGTACGGTCGGTGGCTCCTCAGTCTGGAAACCGAAGGGATTGGGGTGTCGGTGGTCCGGGAGACCCACAACATCGTCTCGGTCACGGTGGTTGAAGTGGTGGAAGACAGGGATCGTGCGGTTGAGCTGGCGCGTGGTGCCTTCCACGAGGTTGGCGAAACAGCCAACGCCCTCTGGGTGGCCACCTATCCCGGCCTGAACGAGAGGAAGGCGGCAGCATGAAGCGGCCCACCGATAAGGATCCCCCACAGACCCTCCTGGGCTATCCGCTGGTGGTATTAGATGAACTCCCGAGCATCAGCTCCGGGGTGATTGTCTTCGGCGGGTTCGTGGAGCGAATTCCCCTGAAGCCGGAGATCGTGGGTGGGAAGCTGATCCTGAGGGTGAAAGAGGACGAAGAGCAATGAACCCCCTCCGCACCTGGTGGTCCACTGGACCCGAACCTGGGAACCTCGGGGACGTCCTCACCCCACTCCTCCTCCGCCATTTTGGGTACCAGCCCGTGTGGACCGGACGTGATCGGGCCGACCTCCTGTGCATCGGGAGTATCGCCCGTTTCGCCCGGCCTGGGCAGACGGTCCTCGGCTCCGGAATCATGTGGTCGGGTGACCGTCTCGACCCCGCAGCTCGATACCTGGCTGTGAGGGGACCTTTGACCCGGGACGCTGTGCTGAGAGCTGGGGGCGAGTGCCCGGAGGTCTACGGGGATCCGGCACTGCTTCTGCCGCTGGCCTTCAAGCCGGAGGTCCCCAAGCTGCACGACCTCGGAATCGTCCCCCATTACGTGGATGCCCGGGACAGCATCTTCGGACACAGGTGGGGAGACGCCGTCATTCACCCCCTTCGCGCCGACCCTTTGGATGTCGTCCGGGAGATCATTGCGTGCCGTGCCATCGTCTCCAGCTCGCTCCATGGGATCATCGTAGCCCACGCCTACCGCATCCCCGCGGCCTGGGTCAGGTTCGGGGATCGGCTGGACGGTGACGATGTGAAGTTCCGGGACTATGCGGAGTCCATGGGGATCGAGTTGGTGCCCTACCGATGCACTGGTGACGCCGTGCCCGTGCTTCCCCCGCCTGAAGCCTACCAGCGGATGAGCCTGGTGGAGGCGTTTCTTTCGCTTGGGGAGAGAATGGAGTGAATAAGCCAACGATCCCAGAGGTGATTCCGCTGTGCCGGGAGTACTACGCCAAGCCGGGCAACTGCAGCGGAGGAAGCCTCCACATCGTCCTGGAGGACGGGAACATTGAGGACTCGCACGTCAGATTCTGCATCGAGTTTGCTCGGGAGGAGGGAGACCCCGACGGCGTGGCGTTGGCTGAAACGCTTCTCTCCATGAGCAAGACTCAAAGAAAGAGGCTCTCCAGGGAGTCGTTTTACCCATGGGACCAGCCAGGGGAGAAGAACCCATGACCCCCACAATCGTCTCGTTCTTCACCGACAACTGGGAGTACCCAGCCCACGCCGAACGCTTCCGTGCCGAGTGTGAAGCCCTGGGCGTCCCGGTGAAGCTTTACCCCTACCCAGACACCGGGGACTACCTGGCCAACATCCGGCTAAAGTCGTCCGTGGTTCAACGGGCCCTCCACGAACTCCAGACGCCGATCCTCTTCACGGACGTGGACGGGTCAGTCCTGAAGCGCCCCGACGCCCTGGATCTGACGCTCGACTTCATGGCGCTCCCCAAACCCCCAGACCACCCCCGGGCCTGGTACGTCTGCACGCTCTTCTTCAACTACACCCCTTCCGGACTGGACCTGGCCGACCGATGGGTGGCCGCTACGGGGGACTGGTCCGATGAGTCGGCGCTGGATGATGTCTGGAAGGCGGGAACGTGGCAGGGCCGATGGGCGAACCTGGGGCCGGAGTACATGGAGATCCTGACCCGACCCGATCAGGACCCTCTACCAAAAACGATTATCTGCACCCGCCTCTCGAAGTCGGATCACAAGCTGGCATTTCAACTGAGTGGAAAGGTGAGGCCTTCATGAGCCCGTGTCCCCCTCCATCCCCCGACACCCTGAGGCCATCCCCGTCCCAGGCTTTTCCGACCACGGAAGGTTGGGTCTGGTGTCCTGAGCCGTTTCCCCTTGAGGGGATGGATGCCACCTGGTTCTGGAATGCGGAGAAGAGCTGCTTTGGCCTTTCCGCCTTCACCCATCGGTCCTTCCCCAGGATCGGCCAGGTTGAGGTCAACGCCGGACTCTTGCCGTCTGATTCTTTGGATCCAGACGTGGCGACCCGGAAGCTCGAGGAGTTCCTACACGAACTGGTGACCCTGGCGGCAATGGAATGAGCGAACTGACTGGTGAGGCAATCAGGAGGGCTCACGAGGTCCTGTCGGCTCTCCCGCGAAGAGATGTGTCCTTGGAGGAGTGGGCCCAGGGGCCATCCTTGACCCTCGAACACTTCTTGATCCAGAGGCTTATGGACACGGTTCCGCCTGGGGATCGGATCGAGTTTGGAGTCTACTACGGGCAGACCCTGACGATCATGTCCCGCCACCACCGCCGCACTATCGGGGTGGACTCGTTCGAGGGTATGGCCGGATCTGGGATCAGGGATCTTCTTCCGGACGGTTCCGACCCGTACCCCGCCGGGCGACTGGCTGCACGGATCGAAGAGGTGAGGAAGAGGTGTCCGTCGGCGACTCTGGTAAAGGGGTGGGTGCCCAAGGTCTTCGAGACATATCTCTGGCGGGACATGCCGCTTTCCGGCCCCTACGCATTCGCCCACGTGGACCTGGACCACTACCAGCCAACCCTCGACACAATCCGTTGGCTTTGGGACCGGATGCTCCCGGGCGGGATCATCTGCTGTGACGACTGGTTTAAGGGTCGGGATTACCTGGCCGCTGCGGCGATCAACGAATGGGCCGAAGACCACCCTTTGGACGGGACCTTCGGGAGAAAGGCATGGTGGGTGAGATGATCCCGGCCCTCGTCCTCGGCGGTGCTTCGACTCTCTGGGACGACCTGGCGGCCCTCGAGGCCCTCATCGGTGGCCTGTGGCCCTGGACGGTCTTTGCCGTGAACGACTCCGGCTGGGCCTACGACGGCAGGATCCATTACTGGGTGAGCCTCCACCAGGCCAAGATGCCCGGGTGGATGGAGAGACGCAGGTCCAATGGCTACCCCATGGACGGAATTGAGGTCTGGGGTGGGAGCTGGGTCACGAAGCAGGATGATTCAAGACTTCCCTGGGTGGACCACGTCCTTCCCACGCAGTCCCACGCCTCCTCTGGATCCCATGCCATCGACATCGCTATTCACCTGGGTCACGACAGGGTGGTGGCAGTTGGCATCCCCCTCGATTTCGGCCCCCACTTTGACCGCCCAGGCCCATGGGATTCAGCCCATTTCCATCGTCGGGCAATCCAGTCAGCGGCGGAGGAATGGGGGGAAAGAGTCCGCTTCATGAGTGGGTGGACCGCCGATTTCATTGGTCGCCCGACAGCCTTCTGGCTCGGTAAAGCTTTGGTCTGCAAAGCCTCTTAACCCCCCTACCTCACAAACCACTTTACCCCGGAAAACTCCGGGCCGGAAAACTCCGGGCCGGAATATTCCGGGTGCCGCGTCAGAGATTAAACCACCACCATCCCTAGCGGAACGATGTGAACCCACCACTAGGGGTGGTACTTGTCCAAAGATATTCCAACCGGAGCCCCCCGAGTCTTCACGGCCGGGCAGACCTGGGAGTGGGATGACACCTTCGGTGACTTCCCAGCCTCGGACGGTTGGGAACTCACGTACTACTTCCGCTCGCTCTCTGCCGCATCCTCCGACCTCACCGCCGCCTTTGACGACCAAATCACCGCCAACGGTGACGCCTTCGAAGTTCGGATCCCCTTCGCTGACACAGACCTGACCCCAGGCGCCTACGACCTGGTGGGTGAGATCACCGACGGGACCAAGAAGCACCTCGTCTACAACCGCCGAGTCAAGGTCCTCCAGGCTCCAGTCACTGTCGGAGCCCAAAGCCACGCCAGGGCCATGTTGGCCGCCATCGAGACCCGGATGCAGAACAGGGTGCTCACGGCTGAGGAGCGGAGTTGGAAAATCGGCGAGAAGAGCCTGGAGTATGCGTCTGATGATGAACTGAGATCAGCGCACGCGCACTGGAAGTACATGGTGGCGCTGGAGGACAACCCGAACCCCAGGATCCAGCACGCAGCGAGGTTCGTCAGATGAGGGCCCTCGCCAGGAAGGTATGGCGTGAGGCTCTCCAGGCCGCGGCCCTCCTCACCGGGTGGGTTCTTCTCACCTGGGGCATCGCCTCCCTCACGGTGTGGCAGGCGTGGCCGATCTCTGCTGGTCTTCTCCTCCTCTCCGTCGTCGGCTGGGGATTCCTGCGGACCCTCTTCGCCAACGGCCTCTACACGCTGAGCCGGTCGGCAAAGGGGGTGAAGCGTGCCTAACCCCTTCGCCGTTGCCTCAGACCTGCAGGGCTCCCGGATCCGGGCGTCGTTCCACGGGGCTTCCCATGGGCGGCTCTACGCCGACTGGGGGGTCCGTGCCCTAAGTCCGGATCGGGAAGTTCGGTACGCCATCAGGGATCTCCGGGCCCGGGCCCGGGACCTCGTCCGAAACAACCCATACGCGACCGGCGTGGTGGAGTCCTTCGCGGACAACATCATCGGCGCCGAGCCAGGGATTCGTCTTCGGCCAACGGTGCGGGGCCCAGATGGGAACCCCGCCAAGGATGTGAACCGGATCATCTTGGACGGCTGGCAGGAGTGGGGCCATCCAGAGTTTGCCAGCGTGGATGGCATGGAGTCCTGGACGGACCTCCAGCGTCTGATCATCAAGACTTGGGTCACCGACGGGGAGGTATTCATCCGGGAGCACCGGGGATACCGGAACTCCTTCGCCTACGCCATCCAAATCATCGACGCCGATCTCCTGGACGAGACCTTCAACGTCCCGGCCGATCGGAACGGGGTTGAGATCAGGATGGGCATCGAGATGGACCGCCTCGGCCGCCGTCTCGCCTACCACTTCTGGAAGCAGCATCCCTCCGACGGTCCCCGTGAGCGAGCCCGCGTCCCGGCCAACGAGATCCACCACTTCTTCGTTCGCTACCGGTCCGGCCAGACCCGGGGCTTCAGCCTCTTTGCGCCTGTCTTGACCACGGTCAAGATGATCGATGGGCTGACGGAGGCGGAACTCGTTGCCAGCCGTCTCGCCGCCGCGAAGATGGGGTTCATCACCAACATGACCCCAGAGGCGATCGAGGCTTACGCGCAGCGCCTGGCCATGATGAACGCCGAGGGGGCTGAGGACGGTGAGATCGAGCCCCGCATTTCTGACATCGCTCCCGGCCTGATGGAGGAGCTCCTCCCCGGTCAGGGGTTCCAAGGCTTCGATCCCACCCACCCGAACACCGCTTTCGACCCGTTCTTGAAGACCATGCTCCGGGGTGTCGCCCGTGGGTTCTCCATGTCCTACCTGACGCTCACCGGGGACGTGGGAGAAGCGAACTACTCCTCCATGCGGGCGGGCCTCCTCCCCGAGCGGGACCACTGGCGGATCGTCCAGCTCCAGACCACTGGAAAGCTCCACCGCCCCGTCTACCGCGGCTGGATGGCCAGCGCCCTCCTCACCGGTGCCCTCCAACTGCCCACCTCTGTCCCCTCCGACTACGCCTCCCACAAGTGGCGTCCCCGGGGCTGGAAGTGGGTGGACCCCCTCAAGGACATCCTCGCTCTCGACGCAGCCATTGACCTCGGAATCGACAGCCGCCAGCACGGTGCGGCCGAACAGGGCCGGGACTTCTTCGACACGGTGGACGAGCTGGCTGAGGAAGAGGAATACGCCACCGAGAGAGGGATCAACATCTGGGGCAAAGAGGGCTGGGATCAGGCCCAAGCAGCCAACGAGCCCCCCGCAAAACCGAACGGAAATGGCTCGAGCGCCAACGGCAATGGCCGGGGCGGTCGTCGGGCTGATCTGAACCGTATCTCGAAACTCTTGGAGGCCACACATGGCCAAGATTGATCGCATTCTCCGGGCCGTGGAGTCCACCCCTTGGGCCATCCAGCCTGAGAAGCTCGAGCAGATCGCACAGGTGCTCATCGCCCGGGCGGAGGCGGGGGCTTTCCCCGATGCCACCGAGATCGAGGCCATGGAGGCCAGGCAGTCCGGGAAGATGTCCACTCAGGGCGCCATCCAAGTCATGCAGCTATTCGGCACCATCTCCCGCCGGATGGGGATGCTGGATGCCATGAGCGGCGGGTCTTCCATCGAGACGTTCTCCAAGGCCTTCGATGCGGCCGTGGCCGACAACTCGATCTCCCACATCGTCATCGAGATCCATTCCCCCGGGGGTTCCGTCTACGGAGTAGAGGAGCTCTTCCAGAAGATCTTCTCTGCTCGGTCCAAGAAGCGGATCACCGGCGTGGTGGATTCCATGGCCGCCTCGGCAGCCTACTACATCGCCAGCGCCTGCTCCGAACTGGTGGTTTCTCCCTCCGGCGAGGTCGGCTCCATCGGGGTCTACACGATCCACTTCGACTGGTCCGAGGCCATGGCTGCCGAGGGCGTCAAGGCAACGATCGTCAAGGCCGGAGAGCACAAGGCCGAGGGCAACCCCTACGAACCCCTCAGCGAAGACGCCATCGCTCACACGCAGATGATGGTGGACGACTACTACGACCAGTTCATCCGTGCGGTGAGCAAGGGTCGTGGCGTCCCGGTCGCCAAGGTCAAGTCCGATTTCGGCCAGGGCAGGACCTACACCGCCAAGAGGGCTCTGCAGCGTGGGATGGTGGACCGTATCGCCACCATGGACCAGGTCTTGGCAGACATCCAGTCCGGGAAGGCCCCCAGCCGAAGCAACGCCGAAGGTGTGACGCTGGACCTCGTCGCCGCGGCTGCCACTGCCGTGACCATGGGTTCCGGCAACCCTATACCTTCCACCGTGCACATCGACCTCCCGGACCCGAACGGATCCGCGGATCTTCCCGCCCCCGACTTCAGCGCCATCCAGAACACCGTCGGCGAGGCCGTCTCCCGGTTCGCCTACGCCATCAAGAACACCCATCCGGACGCGGCGGCCGCCGAGGCCACCAATCCGGATTCCGATCCCCCGAGCGCGGCTGTGGGGCAGGACGCGCTTGTTGCCACTAACGCCCCCACCGAACCGGCCCCAGAGGCCAGGGAGGATTCCATGTCCGTCCAGGACACGGCGGCCCCGACCGCAGGGGCCCCCAATGCAGAAGAGATCCTTGCCGCCGAGCGGAAGCGGTCTCAGGACATCAGGGCCATCGGCCAGGCTCACACCATCGAGGAGACCGTGGTGACGCGGTGGATCGATGCGGGTCTGCCCGTGGATCAGGTCAACGCCGAGGCGTTGAAGATCATCCAGACCCGCCGGGATGCCGGGGCCATCGTTCAGGTGGGCCACGACCGGGCGCTGGACAAGCCGTTCGCCAGCCTTGGCCAGCAGCTCCAGCTCATCGCTGCGGCTGCGAGGAGCCCGGAACTCGCCGACAAGCGTCTCGTTCACCTGAACGAGGAGTACGCCAAGTACCAGGCCGCGGCTTCCGGCTCCTCGGTGGGCGTGCCTTCCGACGGAGGGTTCGTGATACAGCCCGACTTCGCCGAAGGCGTCACCACGAAGATGTGGAACGAGGGTCAGGTCCTCTCCAGGACCAACCGGGTTCCCATTGGCGAGAACTCCAACGGTCTGGTCAGGAACCAAATCCTCGAGAATAGCCGGGCCGCTGGGTACCGCTACGGCGGGGTACGGGTCTACCGGGCCGCTGAGGCCGCCACAGTCACGGCGACCAAGCCCAAGATGGCCCAACAGAGGATCTACCTCGACAAGCTGATGGGTCTCTACTACGCCACGGACGAGACCATGCAGGACGCCGTGGCTCTCACCACCGAGGCCGAGAAGGGATTCCGGAAGGAACTCACCTTCGTCGCCGAGAACGAAGTCTTCCGCGGCACCGGCGCCGGTGAGTGCCTGGGGATCCTGAACTCCGACGCCCTGGTCAGTGTGGCCAAGGAGTCGGCCCAGGTCGCGGCCACCGTCAACGCCACCAACGTGGCGAAGATGATGGGCCGTTTCGCTGGGAGCTTCGCCACCGGCGCCTGGTTCATCCACACCAGCGTCATTCCCCAGCTCGTGCTCATGACGATCGGCGACCAGCCGGTCTTCCTGCCCGGCGGAAGCCTCGTTGGCCGGGCCTTCGGGACCCTCTTCGGGATGCCCGTGATTCCGGTGGAGTACTGCTCCGGCGCCGGAACGGTCGGGGACATCATCCTGGCCGACCTCGACCTCTACACGACCATCGACAAGGGTGGCGCGAAGTGGGCTGAGTCGGTGCACGTCCGGTTCATCTACGACGAGACGGCCTTCAAGCTGACCTACCGGTTCAATGGTCAGCCGGACTGGGAGACCAGTGTACTCGAAGCCAACGGCTCCGACTACGTCTCGCCATTCGTCACCCTGGCTGTCCGGTCGTAACGGGAGCCTGAACTCGTTGACGGTGCATGGGCCTTGAGCGCCCCTGCCCCCATCGACTCAAACGAAACGGGCCCCCAGGGGCCAGGAGAATTCCACCATGAAAGGCTTCAACTGCGCGGAAGACGGGCATGTTGTGAACGTCCTCCCCCCCGTGGACATCACGGGAGGAAAGACCGGTGACGTGTTCACCATGGAACGGCACGCCCACGCCTCCATCATCGTCCAGATTGGCGTGAGCGCGGCTGCGTTCACCGCCATCCTCCTGAAGGAATGCACCTCCTTCGCCTCGGCTGGTGCCGCGGCGATTGCCTTCAACTACTACGCCGAGACCACGGCTGCCGGGGATACCCTCGCGGCCAGGGCTGCGGCCACCACTTCTGGGATCACCCCCAGCGCGAACGACAATATCATGTACGTCATCGAGCTGGACGCCTCGGAGCTCTCCGACGGATACCCGTTCGTCGAGCTCTCCTTCACCAACACCACGAACTCCGTCCTGGCCAGCGCCGTGGCAATTCTGTCCGGCTCTCGGTACGCCAAGGACGCCAACGCAACGGTCATCGCCTAATCCAGGCGGCTGACTGATCTGGTGACCCGATGAACGGGTGGCGGTGGGGCCATCCTGCCGCCACCCAGTCGGGGTTCAGGAGAAGGAAACGAACGATGCGAGACAGACAGGAAACCATGGAGCTCCGGGACCTGGTCGGCCCCTTCACGGGCCGGGTCCGGACCTACCTGAAGCACGCCGGGGAGAACGCCCTGGCTTCCGGGTTCGCAGAACTCCCGGAGAAGAATCCTCCCCCCGAGGTGGTTCCGGCAGCTCCTGTGGCAGAAGTGGAGTTGGAGGATGAGGAGGAGCTGGAGCTGGAGGTGGAACTCCTGGCCACGGAAATCCCTGAGGACTTCCCCGGTCGGGTGGACCTCGAGGCGGAAGGCATCGACTCCCTGGAGGCCGTGCCCACGGAACTCGCTGACCTGGTGGCCATTGCCGGTATCGGCAAAGCCACGGCCAGGCGGATCTTGAAGGCGCTGAGGGCCGGGAGTTAGGCAACATGGAGCGATTCCCCGACACCCTGCTCATTACCCGTCCTGGTGCTGGTTCGACCAGTGCCACCGACGTGTACACGCCAGGCACTGCCTCTCAGATCTATTCCGACGGGGCGGATGTGCAGGACGTGGGGACCAAGGTGCGCCGGGACCTGGAAGGGACGCCTCTTCGAGACGCTGAGGCGGTGGCCTTCCTGGAGGACGAGACCAAGCTGGGATCCATCCGGGTGGGGGACGATGCCAAGGTGACCTTCGCGGACGAGTCGGTCCGATACGGGGAGGTCATGGGGTTCCGGAAGCTGGACGGGAAGCTCTTCCTGAAGTGGGTGGAGGCCTGAGATGACCTACGTTGGCACCTCCCCCGCCCCGCTCCGGAAGCATGAGGTTCCGGCCGCCGTGAAGACGCTGATCTCCACGACCCGGATGAACACCCTCCTCTACGGATCCGGTCGGGTCTACACAGAGCAGAAGCGGCCCACGAAGCCGGAGGCTGGAGACAAGAAGACCCCATGGGGACGTGTGGTGGTGATGCTGGCCGATCAGCTCTACCCGACTGGCCAGGCCCTTCCTGGGCGGGAGGAGCTCGTGAGCGTTCTGACCCGGGCGGAGATTTCCGTGCCGGATGACGGAATGGACTACACCCAAGCCCTTGAGGCCATCCTGGAGGAGTGCTTTCTCCAGCTCAACGGGGTGAGTCTGACCGTCACGAAAGCTACCGTAGTGTTTCCGCTGTTTTTCCACAGTGATGTGAACAAACGTCCGGTCTGGGATGATGAGAACGGAGTCTGGTTCAAGACCCGTGAGTTCCGGACCGTGCTTCAACCGGTGAGCGCCGAACCATGAGCGAACTATTCAGAGTTGGTCCCGCGAAGGTGTTTGTGGCTGACGACCTCCTCACGCCCTATGAGGACTGGACCTATCTGGGGACCACCCGCGGGGACGTGATCTACAGCCTTGACCCCGGCTCCCTGGCTTTCGGCAGAGCCGACCAGTCTGGCATTACGCCACGCGCCGACGCCGTATGGAAGATGGGGCGTCGGTCCAGTGCGGTTTGTCCAATGACTGAGCCGACGATCGCTCGGATGGCGGAACTCGTGCCCGGATCGGTGCAGGTGACGTCCGGAGGGGCCTCCGCGCTGGGGTGGGGATCCAAGTTCGCAGCCGTCTCTCCCAAGGCATTTGCCGTTGTGCCCGAGACCGACGTTGGGGACCTGACTCCGTGGTGGGAGTCAGAATTCACCTGCTGGATACCCAAGGGCGTGGTCCAAGTAGTTGGAGACTGGACGTATTCTGTGCCCGAGGGGGATGACGCGCTCGCGGGGGCGGTACTCGAAGTGCGGATAGGGTCCCTGGGCGCGGACCAGGACATCAGCACGTTGGTTCGTGATGCCGGTGGCATCGGCCGCCTGCCCGATGGGATGTCCAGCGACCTGGTGGCGGGATCAATCGGCTTTGGGGTGGCCCCCTACCCAGAGACCACGCTCCCCTCCGGGTTTGCGGCGATGACGGGCTCCGACGAGGTGGGGCACGACAACTACGGTAACTATCTCATCGGGTCCTCCCAGAGCGTGATGTGCTGGATCCCACGGTTCTATTACCGCGTCTCTAACGAGACGGCGGCGCCCTTCTTTGGCACCAAGGTGGAGATCTCTCCTTACCCGGCCCCCGGGTTTGCGCTCCACAGGGCGTTTATAGATGGCGGTCTGGTCAAGAAAGGGTTCTTCGTCGATAAGTACCTGTGGAGCAACGCCCTGGCCAATGGCACCGACAACACCGATGTCACAGGCGGAATCGCGGCCTCGATCTCAGGCCGCAGACCGGTCTCGACTGCTACGGCCAACAACCCCATCAGCTTTTTGACCGGCAACAGTCAGACTCCGACCGCCACATATGGCGGTGTGTTCTCAGCCGCGAAGAGCCGGGGAGACGATTTCGCCCCCCTCTCTATCTTCGTCCATTCTGCGCTGGCCATGCTCGCGCTGGCTCACGCTCAAGCGCTGATGGACGTAGGGGGTAGCCCCGTCGCTGGGGCTACGACCTACGCCGCATGGATGGATGTTGCTCCCTACGCGCCGAAGGGCTGTAACGACGATGCCCTGGGTGACGCGCAGGACGTGGCGGTCAGCTATACCCACTCCGGGTACGAAAACCCTCCCCTCACGCCCATCAATCAGCCGCTCACTGGCTCGGGCACGCCATTCGCCAAGACCACACACAACGGCCAGGCGTGCGGGGTGGCGGACCTCAACGGGGCGATGTGGGAGGTCGTGGCGGGGCTCACAAACATCGGAGGACCAACCGCATCGACCTACTACATCCTCCAGGAGGCGATTGCGCTCAAGGATCTCCTCGATGCCACGTCTGGGGATCTCGCCGCCTTCTCCACGACCCCCTACGACCTGATGGACCCCGTGTGGTGGACGGACGCATCGGCCACCTGGTACTTCGGGAACGGCACCAACCAAGTAGTCGGCGAAGAACCCGTCCGCTCAGCGCCGGCATATCACCTGGCAGCCTGCGGGATAATGCAGGACGCGGACGGAGGAGCGGCCGCCCAGGTGGCGACCAACAGTTTTGGTGGCGACGGGTTCTATCGAAAACACACCAACTTGCTGGCTCCGGGTGTCGGCGGCGACTGGTCCGGCAGCTCGCTTGCCGGAGTCTGGGCGCTGGTCGTGCACACCAGCCGCACGAGCTCGCTCTACTTCGTGGGTTCTCGGTCTGTGCTCTATGTCTGATGCTCAGGTGAGCGGTAGCGAGCCGCATGGACCGTACCTGCAGATTGAGCGGAGGATCAAGGATTTGATCGTCTACGCGAACATCATGGTCAAGCAGTTTCCAAAGCACGAGAAGTATCAGATGGCGGCCAGGATCATGGGGCTCTGCTACGACCTCCTGGAACTGGCAATCACGACGGGTAAGAAGCTACACAAGAAGACGACGCTGGTGGGCTACCGGCACTTCCTGGGATCAAAACTCATCCGGAAGCGCTCGCTCTACAACATCAGGAGGAATGTGGCTGGACGGCCAACTCTACCACGAGTCATGGCTTATCTGAGCCACGCAAAAGACACAGCGAGTCTTCCGACGGTAGCGGGATTGGTGAAGAAGGCAGCACCGAATTGGGTGCCAGAAATCAACAGATGGGCGGTGAATCATGGCAACGCGTAGCTGGAAGTACTATCGGGCAAAGGTGGAAAAGATCAGGAAGGCGTCAGTCTTTCCTGGACCCATCGATCCCGAGCAGGATGAGTTCATTCACTACCACCGGGACCCGGCGGCCGGCCTGGATTACTTCGGCGTCTTCACAACCCGCCACCTAGCCTGGCGAGCTGCGCAGCCGACAGAACTGGCACTGGCGGAGATCGACCCCACGAAGATTCCGTCCTCCAACAAGCACACCAGCCTGGCCGAACGGAGAAGACTGGACGCGCTAAAGAGCGCGACCACCGCACTGGCCGAGGCGAGGTGCGAGGAAGCGTTCACCGCTGAACTGGCCGCGAAAGGTCTACCCATACCGGCCATTGAAGTACCCATAGGAAGTTAAGGAGGTAGGCAGGGCAAGAAGCAGGGAGGGGCCGGGGCACCTCGCCAAAGGAAACACCCGGACACCCTCCCAGGCACAGACACCCCGAAGGGCCGCGCACCTCCACAGATAGCCCTGCGCACGGCCTGAGGGCAAGCAGAACAGGAGCTATCACATGTCCCATCGAGTCGGTCCCTGCTACGCGTTCATCGGGGATCCCACCCAGGCAGCGGGCGCCGGGATGATCTACTTGGGCCTGACCCGAGGGGACGTCCGGGTATCCCCCAACATCAATGTCGCTCTCGGCCGGGCTGATCAGTCCGGGTCCACCCCCAGAGCCGATGCCGTCTTCACCACGGGCCCCACCCCCGTGGTCTCCGTCCCGCTCGTGGACGAAGACAAGGCCAAGCTGGTGGAGTACATCACTGGCTCCTCCAGCGCCGTTGTCGGTGCCCACACGGCCCTTGGGTTCGGATCCGGGTTCAGTCAGATCGCTGAGGCCGACGTGCCCACCCTCGCTCTGATTCCGGTGGCGGAGATCGCTTCCGGCACCAACGGGATCGAAGCGGCCAATGCCATCTGGATCCCGGCGGCCATCGCCAACGGTGTGGGTGACTTCATCTTCAACCTCCCTGAGGGAGAGGATGTCTTCCAGCCCCATGAGACCCAGTTCGTCGGCCTCTACAGGGAGGAAGATCAGGAC